TAGTATCAACCGTGTACTTGGCAGGGCTGATCAATGGCGCAGTCGCCTTCGTATCCGGTTTGTCTGATAACATATACAACAGAGACACGAACTCATCCCACGTCTCAAACGACATAGTCTTGTTCGTTTTGTTATCATAACGATTGCGGAATAAAGTTAGAGAGTACATAACGCAATTTCATTCTTATACATTTGACCCTTCCATTCTTGATCGTAGGGAAATACCTGTATCGGTTTGTAATCAGTGTGTTTCAGTACGGTATGACGTACGGGTTTCTGATCCCAGTTATCAATCAGACATGCTTTGATACCTAGGTCTTGACACATAGTAGAGTCGAACTCCACTGCCCAAGGCTTATGATACCCGTCTATGAGAGCAAAGTCAAACCAATTCGTAAAGTTTTCTAACATATCATTCTGCACGTACTGAGTCTTACCTTTGATATGAGTAAACCGATTGCCATACACCTTGTTCATCTTGTCAATCTGTTCGTAACGAAGTTTGGGATCGGGTACTTCTTTACCTAGGTTTTCTTCGATAGGGCCAATACAAACCAGATCCGCATCGGTGTACGTCTCCAGTTGGTAGGTCGTAGAATGTCCCCACAGGAAACCAATCTCCAATACCCGTTTGGGTTTGAAGTCTCGTTGTGCGGTTTGAAATGCCTCCATGATTTGGTCTGTGGGTGGCATGTAACCCCACCCGTCAGTAGGCCAAATTAAGTGGTCTAGATTCATATCATAAAGTCCTCAAGGTTCACTCGTTCTTCCGCAGTCCACCCCAACGCATCTAGGATAGGCGTGAGGGGATCTAGGAATGTCTTGTCAAACATTATACCATAATCTATCTTGGAATGCAAGTTTAGTTCCTTGGGTAGACCCATCGGGAACGAGATTACATTTTCTTTTATCTGGTTCGGAACTTTCAGATAGATGAACTTGATCTTCTCGCCATCCTGAATGTGTTCGTACTTTTCCGTCAGGTCACCCTTCTGTAACGCCTTGTTGTACAGTAACGCACCCCGCACATGGATAGGTGTACCCTTCTTGTAGGTCGTATCCTTGTCTTGCCACTTGGTCAGATTAGATATCCCACGAGGGAATGCAACGTCCTCTGGATCAAACTTAGAGAAGGTTCGACGGAAATCTGCGATACGTTTCTGTGTTGCACCCTCATCACCGGTGACCATGAGACTAAACATCCTCTTCATCTCATCACGACACACAGACGGAGTCGACGACTTGATTGCCTCGATACCCATCATCTTGAGTTTGGGTTCTGCGTACTGGACACCCTCGTTGTTGTGGACGTTCAGGATGTAACGTTTCTTCGCCATCCAGATACCACGGTCAGCAATAACCTCACGACCCATCTCCATACGATTCTCGTAGGCACTGGTTTCGGTTGCGAGACCTGCATAGGCATCTGCAATAATCTTTTCAAAATGTTCTGAACAGATCTTGTCGAGAAACTTCACTGGATCCTTGGGGTTGAACTTCTTGACCAGTTTGTCCATACCAATGTAGACAGAGTCAGTATCAATCGCGATCACGTAGTCTTCGTCAGTCTCCAGAAGATTGTTCATCTCATCGTTGACTGCCTTCTCTGCGAGTTTGATCGCACGTTGACCAGACAGAGTCACACCCTCTGCGATACGGTGGTCGAAGTATCTGAACCATTTGTTCGCAAGTGCACCATAGAGTGAGTTCATAAGGATCTTGATACCCATCTGTTGGTTGTCAAGATTTGCGATCGCGTTCTCCAGTTTCTTGGTAGGGTTGTCCTCGTATTCTTGTTTCTTCTTCAACATCTCTTGTTTGATACTAACGCGATTGTTGTAGAACTTTTTAATGACCTTGGGAATCACACCGAGTTTGTCATGAGTGTACCGTACACCATTCGCAGCGAGTGCACCCTCTTCGAACCTAGGGGACAGTAGAGTCTCGGGAGACATGTTGTACTGTACAATGATGTTGGGATACAGAGAGTTCAAGTCAAACGACACCACCCAGTCATGACCACCAACATGCGGATCTTTCACGTAACCACCAATGATTTTACCCGCATCATAATCGATCGGGGGACGGGGTGGAATTACCACGTTGTCCTGTAGAAGTTCATTGTAGATGATTGTATCCCAGATTGCGGTAGTACCCAGTGCATCACCATAGTTAGTCTTTGCACCATAGGACATAGTCAACACCAGAGAGATAATACCAATCTTCTCCTCTAGTCGTTCGACCAACTCCACATCTTTGATGTTGTAGTCAATGAACTTCTGGTAGTCATTCTTGTACAGTGCGTTGAGAGAACCGTGTTCCTCATAAGACAGTTTGCGTTCACCTAGTACCACGTTGGCAATGTTGTCCAGTTTGTAAGACTCTTGTTGACCATAGGTGTTAAGGGTAAACTTCTTGAATAGATTGAGGTAATCCAGTTGGGAGATACCTTCAATCGCATATGCCTGTTGTTCACGTCCACCTAGGGTCATAACCGTCCTAGAACGCGCCAGTTTCCACGGAGAGAGACGTTTAGCATTATCCCACCCAAGTAGACCAGTAATTCGGTTAACAAGGTATGGTATGTCGAACAACTCACTGTTCCAACCTGTCACGATGTCTGGATAGTTACCTTCCCACCAACCTAGGAACGAACCAAGAAGAGCACTCTCATCCGTACACTTGAAGTAAGAGGTATTCTCACGTGCATCATAATCACCAAGACCCCAGACCATACGTTGATCGGACTGATTGTTCTTGACACAGATAGCAGTGACGGGGTGTTCTGCATCCTCGGGGTTGGGGAAACCTTTATCGGACGCAACCTCGATATCGATATAACAGATGTTGATCTTGGACGTGTCCCATTTAAGATCATTTGGATATCGATTGGAGATGAACTGCGAAACGTAGTTGGTGTTGCCGTGTACCGTGAAGTTCGGTATGTCTTTATATTGAGCAACAAACTCTTTCGCCTCTTTCATCGATCCCATCTCTACCGGTTCGACCTTCTTTCCGTAGAGAGAACGATACTTACCGGTAGCCTTGGGAGACTCGATGTAAAGAGTAGGGTTAAAGGGGATGCGATCGGAGATGCGTTGACCATCTTCGATGCCGCGGAGTAGTATATTGTTCCCGTAACGGGTCACATTGGTATAATATTTCATGTACGCAGTATATCAAATACCGCCCTACTTGTCAAGCGTTATCCAAGAATAATCTGGGTGAACTTCTCTATCGTATTTGCGTTTACCTGTATCGGTAACGGTACCACCATAGGACTCATCAATGATCTGAATGATCGGAGAATCCCATATTTTGAGTGGTTTGGTATATGCAGAACTCACGTCAACGTTCAGTCCTGTCTTATTACAGTACTCAGGATTCTTGAATCGGTTTGCAGGCCAGTAAGTGTTGGGGTGGGTATTGTTTTTAGAACGACAATACCTATCGGTCACAACATGCAACAACTGCATCGGGCCACGTGTGTATCCTTTTTCAAACTCCTTACAGTACATGTCCGCGATATTAGGTGTAGTAGTCCAGAACTCGTTTGCCATACCCAATTGTAGAGAAGAGTCTTTGGATGTCCACTTAGACATGATCATGCGAAAGGTATCTTCACACTCTGGTCTCAGGTATGCATCATGTTCCAACATCCACATACGTTCACCCTGCGACATGCGTTTTGCTGCACGGTAGTGAGAGTGGAACGCCGCAAGTTCCTGTGGTGATCTATCAGAGAGATCGTTGTTGACCCCTTTCAGTAATGTGTCAGGGGTGATACATTGTACCACCGTCACCTCAAAGATGTCTGACACACGTTGAAAGGATTCTAAAGCCACCTGCATGTACTTCACTGCAAGTGGATTACCAAAGTCGACATTCATGATGCCGCGTGCTATACCTCGCATTATGCTTTAGAACCTACCACTCTTCGTACGATATCATTATGGTTGAACTCTGCCCAATACAACTCGAACGCAACCCCATCTTTGGTACCTTCAAACTGGTGAATCTGACCCGGCTTTACCTGAGTATACTCACCTGCCTTTAGAACAGTTTCATCGACCAGACCGTCTTGGTCTCCATCTTGCCAGACGCGTACTATCATCTCGCCGGACT